TGGCTACATGGAAACGACCTCACCTATGAAAACCATTTCACTCCAAGAGGCCAAGGCCCAAGGGCTGAGCCGGTATTTCACCGGTGAGCCGTGCAAGCGTGGCCACATCGCAGAACGCACAGTTGGTGCCCGTCGCTGTGTTGAGTGCAACCGACAACAGGTCCGCGCTCACTACGCAGAGAACGGCGAGGCAGTACGTGCCAAGAACAGATCCAACGGATCTCAACACCGCAGCAAGTGCAAGTCCTTCGGAATAACTGAAGAGGCTTACGCCCAGATGCTCGCTCAACAAGGCGGTGTCTGCGCCATTTGCAACTCAGACCCTGGCGACAAGCGTCTGGCTATCGATCACTGCCACACCACTGGCAAGGTTCGCGGCCTGCTTTGCGCAGAGTGCAACCACGGAATCGGCAAGTTTCGCGACAGCCTGACTCTTCTTGAGCGGGCTCACGGGTATCTCGCTAGTTCCGGCGCTCACCAGGACTAAGCGCAACTAACGGTCCCCTGAAATGCCCTGTTTCACCCCTCTGCTACCTTCGTTGACGTCATCGGCGAAAGCTGAGACACGCCAGCGGATGTGGCGGAATTGGTAGACGCGCTAGTTTCAGGTTCAAGGGCTAGATAGTTGCACTAATGGAAGCGAGGGGCCACGAGGCCCCTTTTTTATTGGCTTCTCAACGATTCCACTAAGCAAACCCACTAATCCGAGGTTCTAATGCTTCTTGATTACACCGAAATCGACGCTTCTCCCCTGGCTTCACAGACGCTCAAGTTCTTCGCTGAGCTCGAAGCACAGGAAGGAAGCCGCTTCGACGTTGATGACTACGAGTACCTCCAGGCCCTCGCCCTGAGCGGTGAAGGTGTGCTGGCTCGTGCTGCATACAACCGGAGCTTCGACCTGTGAAGCTCAAAGACAACTTCATCCCGTCCAAGCCCAAGAAAACGAAACAGGGCAACGGGACACATAGCAAGCCAAATCACGGGCGCAAAAAGCGCCGTGGTCAAGGCAAATAAACCCACATATCACTCATCACCAATGGCAAACCGCTACACCTTCTCCACCACCCTCTCCGGCTTCGTCAATGTCTACGAAGACTCCGGCAAGTTCAACAACCGCACCTTTGCTTACACCATCCCCGCTGACACCCTCGAGAAGATCGAAAGTGACCGGGTTGAGCTTCTGAAATGGGCCCGGAGCAAGTCTTCTGGCCGTGTTCAAGAGGCCATGACCCCCTGGGATGAGGCAGGCACCGCCAAGTACACCTACGGCGAAGGCGACGGCAGCCGCAAGGCCAAGCCCGAGCCCGTCTTCGTGGATACAGATGGCAAGCCCATCGAGCGTGCTGTCCTCCGTGACGTCCGCGCTGGCTCGAAGGTCCGCCTGATCGTTGACCAGAAGCCCTACGCAATGGGTCCGAACATCGGCACCTCCCTGAAGGTGGTCGGCGTTCAGATCGTCGAGCTGGTGACCGGCAACGGCGCTGTTGACTCCGGCAACCTGTCCGTCGAGGACGTGGCTGCCCTGTTTGGCAGTGTTGACGGCTTCAAAGCCGATGAGCCTGCTGTCCGCAAGGCTGAGACCGCTGCGACTGGTAGCGACGACTACGAGTTCTGATGAATTACCGGTCCGGCTTGGAAGAGCGGATCGGGAATTACTTCGACAAACACGCAATCCCCTTTCTGTACGAGATCGAGAAGTTCGATTACGTGACCAAGTCGCGTTACACGCCGGACTTCTTCCTTCCTAATGGGGTGATTCTTGAGGCCAAAGGGTTCTTTAAGCCCTCTGACCGACGGAAGATGCTGGCCGTCAAAGAACAGAACCCAGATCTAGATATCCGCTTCGTGTTCCAACGAAATAACACGCTGTCCAAAAACAGCAAGACCACATACGGAGCCTGGGCTGAAAAGCACGGGTTCTTGTGGTGCATATATCCAAACATTCCATCCGATTGGTACGAATGACTGACACACCACTTGCTCTTCTGACTGAGATCGACCAACTGGTCGCCCGGCTTGAAGAGGACTTCCCGCCTCAGATGATCTTTGAGGCACTTTCTGAATACCTGGAGCTGGCCGATGACTTTGGCTACCTCCGATGATCAGAACACATTCGTTCGACACGAGCCGTGTCCCGAATGCACCAGCAGTGATGCCTTCGCCGTCTACTCAGACGGTGGGGGCTACTGCTTCAGCTGCGGTTATCACAGCAAAGGTGATGGCCAATCCATTCCCACCACGCATACAACCCGCATGATTCCTTACCAAGGAGACTTCGCGGCCATTAGGTCACGGAAGCTCACCGAGGAAACCTGCAAGAAGTTCAACGTCAGAGTTGATGCTGGTCCGGTTATCCGGTTCCCGTATTACTCAGGCGGCAGGGTCGTTGCCTACAAAGAACGAGACCAACAGAAGAACTTCACCTGGTCGGGTAAGAACGAAGAGCAGCAACTCTTCGGCCAACAACTGTTCGGCAGCGGCAAGACCGTCGTGGTTACCGAAGGTGAGATGGACGCCCTGTCCGTCTGGCAAGCCCGACCCAACTGGCCAGTCGTGTCAGTCCCTAACGGTGCTCAGGCAGCACGCAAGGCTCTGCAATATCAGCTCAAATATCTTCTCGGTTTCGACGAAATCGTCCTGATGTTTGACAACGATGATGCAGGCCAGCAGGCCGCCGAAGAGTGCGTAGGACTGTTCCCCCACGACAAGGTTTTCATCGCCACTCTAGGCCCTTACAAGGACGCCTCAGAGGCCATACAGGCAGGCGATGGGGACGCTATCCGTCAAGCAGTTTGGAACAAACGATCTTATGTCCCTCAATCAATTATCGATGGCCGCGACCTCTTTGATCTCGTCTCTTCTCCCCTTCACGGTCGTGATGCTGAGTATCCTTTCGCTGATCTTAATGGCGTCAGTGGTGGTCTACGTCTCGGAGAGCTGGTCACTATTACGGCAGGCTCAGGAACGGGTAAGAGCACACTCTGCGGGGAGATCGCAGTTTCTCTCATCAAACAAGATCAGCGTGTTGGCTACATTGCACTCGAAGAATCCGTTAAAAGGACGGGCCTCCGTCTGATGACGGTAAGTGCCAATAAACCTCTGCACTTAAACAATGAAATTGGAGATCAAGCGCTCCGCGCCGCTTTCGAAGATACCGTCGGAAGTGGTCACGTTTACCTTAGGGATGGCTTTGGTTCTGTTGATCCAGACCTTCTTCTAAACGATATCCGCTATCTAGTTAAAACCAACGAAGTTAAATGGATTATTCTCGATCACTTATCAATCCTCCTGTCTGGCAACGAGTCCAACGACGAGAGGAAGATGATCGACGTAGTAATGACAAAGCTACGCAGTTTTGTCGAGGAGACCGGTATTGGTCTTCTGCTTATTTCGCACCTCCGGCGGAACCAGGGCGATCAGGGGCATGAGGACGGCGCAAAGGTCTCACTAGGCCAGCTCCGTGGCTCACACTCCATCGCGCAACTCAGTGACCTAGTCATCGCTCTCCAGCGGAACATTTCTGCTGGTGACAACAGATCTGAGCTTGTCGTCCTGAAGAACCGCTTTAACGGGCAGACCGGTCCTGCTGGTCAGCTCGCATACGACTCCGAGACAGGTCGCCTCCAGACCGCTCTCGACTTCGCTGACAATTCCACTCAGCCAATTTCTTACGATGACTTCTAACGCAACACATGCGTGTCTCTTCACCAAAGAGCACTGCCTCCCCTGCACCAAGACCAAGGACTATCTGCTGGAGATCTACAAGGAAGACAACGATCTTGCCAACTACATCTCTGTGCTGAAGAAGGAGAACCACTCCGCTCTTGTTGAGTCCTACGACCTCAACCTCTACCCCACACTCCTGATCGTTGGTCCTAACGGGACCGAGCTGGATCGTGTCGTGGGTGGCAAAGAGATCCGCAACAACCTCAAAGGAATCCTTATTGCTCTCCGAGCTAACTCTAAGTGAAAGAACCAGTACTGATTCACATTGAAAGAACCTCACACGAAGAGCTGATCAAGCTCGACGCTGAGCTTCCTTCAGATATCCACCTCGTCCGATACAAGAAGCCTACCTGGAAGAAGAAGGAGAACGTCTCCGCCATCCGTGCATTCCGCAAGGTTGACATCTTCGACCACCTCCACGACGCCGGTTATGCGGTGCTGGAGATCACTTCTGGTTACGGACGAATCAAACCCAAACTATTCAACAATGCGCCTCGCGTTTGACATTGAGACCGACGGATTACTCCGAGGCCTCACAACTATCCACTGCATTGCTGCCCAGGATCTGGACACCAATGAGCAATTCTTCTTCGACACCATTCATGGCAACATCAAAGAGGGACTGGCTTTTCTGCTCACTGCAGATGAACTTTGGGGCCACAACATCATCGGATATGACTATCAAGCTATCCGAGAGATCTACCCAAAGTGGAGGTACGAAGGGAAGACTTATGACACTCTCATCCTCTCCCGCCTCTTCTTCACAGACCTTCTGGACCGCGACTTCCGCAGCCGTCCGGCAAACATGCCCGCAAACCTTTATGGGCGTCATTCACTTGAAGCGTGGGGACATCGTCTCAACGTACACAAATCGGAATTTGGCAAGAGTCTTGATGGGGATTGGGCAACTTATACCCCTGAGATGGGTCTCTACTGTCAACAAGACGTCGTTGTTTCTTGCGCGGTTGCTTCTATGTTTCAACCCAAGCTTGAAATATATAAGGATTGCATTGACACCGAGCACCGTATTGCCGACCTCATGGCGTGGCAAGAACGTATGGGGTTCCCCTTCGATGTAGAGAAAGCTCAACAGCTTGAGTCAAAGCTAAGAACTGAACTGGACGCACTCTCAGACGAGATGCGAGAGACCTTCCTGTTTGTCAACGGTGGTCTATTTACCCCGAAGCGTAATAACTCTACCCAGGGTTATGTCGAGGGGTGCCAAATGTGCAAGCTCAAACAGTTCAGCCCCACTAGCCGAGACCATATCGCATGGGCTTTTGAGACCTTCAGAGGCTGGACCGCTAAGGAGCGGACAGCAAGCGGACGAGCCAAGATCGATGACTCCGTACTTCGTGAGATTGGCACAGAAGAAGCTCTCAAGTTTGCTCGCATTCTTGAACTTCAAAAACACCTTGGCCAATTATCTGACGGAAAGAATGCCTGGCTCAAACAAGAACGTGACGGAAGGATCCACCACGGATGTGTATTGGCTACCAATACCGGACGCATGGCGCACCTTCGTCCAAACCTCGCCCAAGTCCCTTCAGCCCATGAGTATCGAGAACTATTTTATCCCGGTAAAGACCGTGTTCAAGTGGGGGCGGATGCTTCCGGCTTGGAGCTTCGGTGCCTTGGTCATTATTTGTCTCGATTTGACGGTGGCCGCTTTGCAACTTCAGTTGTGGATGGAGACATTCACACGGAACTGGCGGACATCTACGGCACAGACAGGAAGTCTGGTAAAGGGGTTACTTACTGCCTTATCTATGGCGGTGGAGACCTCAAGTTAGGTCTCACTGCTGGAGCCAGTAAGAGCAAAGCCTCAGCCAAAGGTAAAGAGATCCGAGCACGAATCATGGAAGGTCTGGACGGCTTCAAGGAGCTGACCGCTGCCATCCAATCCCGTGCCGAAGGTGACGTCCTGAAGGGCCTAGATGGTCGACCCATCCGCCTGCAGGGCAAACGTCACGCCGCCCTTAATTATCTGCTCCAGTCCGCTGGCGCGATCATCTGCAAGCAGTGGGTACTCCGTACCAACGAGCTGCTGCAAGAGGCGGGGATTGATTACTACCCGATGGCATTTGTCCACGACGAGATGCAGCTAAGCGTCCGTGCTGATCAGGCACAGATGGCTGCCGATATAACCACTATGGCCATGAAGGATGTCGAACACGCAATTAAGTTTAGATGTGCTCTCGACTCTGAGTTCCAAATCGGAGCTAACTGGGGAGATTGCCACTAAACCTTGCCGTAAATGCGGGGACGTCAAGCCTCTGGATTCTTTCCCCTACTTCTCAACTTCAACTGCAGGTCGTAAGAACACCTGCAAGAGTTGCAGTAGGGAGCTTTCTAAGGTGCGTTCTCGATTACGCTCAGCCAACCCACCACCACCACCCGGTAAGTGCCCTGCCTGCCGCAGACACACCGACCACTGGGTACTAGATCATTGCCACCACACAGATTCATTCCGTGGTTACATCTGCGACTCCTGCAACCTTGGGTTCGGGAAGTTCAACGATGACCCGAACATGATGGCCTCTGCTCTCTTGTACCTAATCACTTCCACTCAACCAACCAATGCAGACGAAACTACTCGTTGATGCTGACTTCTTCTTCTACCGCGCCGCCAGCGCCAGTGAGGAGGAGCACGAATACAACCCGGACCTGACCGTCATCGTTGGTGACTTCAGGCGGGGCAAGCGAATTGTCGAGCAGGAACTCACCAAGCTCCGCTCCCGGTTTGATACCGAAGACATCGAACTCTTCTTTACGGATACAAAGAACTTCCGCAAAGAAATCGACCCTAACTACAAAGGTAACCGCACAAAGCGTAAGCCCTGTGGCTACCTCAAGCTCAAGAACTGGGGGCTTGAAACATATCCATCACTCATCATGCCTGCCCTAGAGGCAGACGACGCTCTTGGTATTGCTGCTACTTCTGGCCACTACGACAATTTCGTCCTCGTCTCTCCGGACAAGGATATGCAACAAATTGCGTGCCGTATCTACAACCTCAAAGATGAATTTACCCAGACTCCTGAAGCTGCCGAAAGGAAGCTTTACGAACAGGCTCTTACTGGTGACTCTACTGATGGTTACAGCGGGTGCCGTGGCGTGGGACCTAAGCGAGCTGAGGTCATTCTCGACGCCTCCAAGGGTGACTACTGGGCAGCAACGCTAGCTGCATTTAAGGACGCTGATATGTCCGAAGAAGATGCACTCCGCAACCTGCGATTAGCTCGCATTCTGCAATCCCAAGACTGGGACTGCGATAACCAAACCCCTATCCTCTTTACACCGTGAAACTCAATGAGCGAGAACTCAAGCTTTTCTACAACACCCTCCTGGCAAGACGAGCGTACAGGACTACCCAAATACCTCTCGGCGCCAAATCCTGGGAACCGTGGATGGATACCACCCTCGCAAAACTGCGAGCCGATCTCGAAGCACAACCCTAGTCATTATCAGATGGGTTCCATCCAAGTGTGGGACTTCATCATCGATCAAGACCTGGACTTCATTCTCGGCAACGTTGTGAAGTACGTGTGCCGTGCTGGTACTAAGCCCGGAGAATCCCGCCTGGACGACCTGAAGAAAGCCCAGGCATATATCACCAAAGCTATCGAATCCACAAATGACCTTTGAGCACCAAAAGGAAGCCCGCACCTTCCGCACCCTGATGTCACAACCCTGCGATCTTTTCAGCAGGGATGTGGCTCCCTTGCAATCACATCTGATCTCTGAGGAATACAACGAATTCCTCGAAGCTCACTGTGAAGCCCTCACCTATCTCCAGAACGACAGAGCCCGTGAGCACTGCCTGAAGGAGCTGGCCGACCTGGCCTATGTCTGTTACCAGTACGCAGCCGCCGCAGGCTGGGACCTGGATGAAGCACTGACTCGTGTCCATATCTCAAACCTTTCGAAGCTAGACGAGAACCTCCGTCCTATTAAGCGTGAAGACGGAAAGGTAATTAAAGGACCGAACTATCAACCTCCCTCCCTTATTGATCTCGTTTGATGTCTGATTTTATTGCCCGTACAGGTCGAGTGCAGAGCTGGCTCGACAACCCTGAATCAAAACTCCCCGTTAGCTGCACAGTATTTGTGGTTGACGATTCTATGGAAGGACCTAATGGAATCGAAGCATCTTGGCGATTTGTCTCGCACGCACTTCGGAATGCCGCCGGGGTCGCTGTTCATCTTTCTAAGCTACGTCCCCGAGGAGAAGAAAATGGAAAGGGCCTTGTGGCTAGCGGCGCTGTGTCATTCGCCAGAATCTACAGCGTACTTAACGAGACTCTACGAAGAGGTGGCACGTACAAGAACGGCGCCTGCGTGATTCATATTGACGCTAATTGTACTGACCTAGAGGAGTTTGTTGACGTGGGTCGGCATGAGCTGCCCTGGGTAAAGCGCTGTATCGATGTAACTCCGGAATGGTGGAATGACCTCTCTGAATCCCTTCAAGCCAAAATCCTCAAAGGTATCCAAGCCGGTGATATTTGGCTTAACAAAGTCAAGTACGACGACGAAGGACGCCGTATTTATGGCAACGTTTGTCTCGAAATCTATCTCCCGTCCCGAGGGACCTGCTTGCTTCAGCATGTCAATCTTGGTGCCTGCCGGGTGGGAGATCTCCCTGCCGCATTTGTCGAAGGCATATCCCAGCTATGTGATCTCCATTCACGAACTGGCGTGGGCGACACGGGAGAGTATCTTCCCGCTGAAGAGGATCGGCAAGTGGGCCTCGGACTCCTGGGCCTGGCTAACTACCTGGCGCTTCACGGTGTCTCATACGCCGCCTTTGGCGAAGCCCTGGAAGCCGTTAGGTACGAGACCGACCATCTGCAGTCGCCGGCTTATGTCCTCGCTCAAGAGTTCAAGTCAGCTGTAACTGCTGCAGCAAACATCGCCCGTGCTAATGGTATGAAGCGGGCCTTCACTATTGCTCCGACAGCGTCGTGCTCATATCGCTATAAAGATATTGAAGGGTTCACCACAGCTCCCGAGATCGCTCCGCCGATCAGTCGTGAAGTGGACCGTGACTCTGGCACCTTTGGTGTTGAGTCCTTTGACTATGGAAATGTAGAGATCGCCAGCGAAGTAGGTTGGGATGCATATAAGAAAGTGGCAGATGGTATCTGCGGTATCTTTGCTGATACTGGCCTCTTCCACGGATATAGCTTTAACAGTTGGAGTGACGTCGTGACCTACGACCAAGCCTTCATATCGGACTGGTTCGAGTCACCTCAGACCAGCCTTTATTATGCGCTTCAGGTCATGCCCGATACTCTCCGCAAGGATGATGTCTCCGCCATTATTGATGGTGAGGGATACGAAGATCTCTTCGGATTCAGTGACCTGGACGCAGACGACAACGACACTTATTGTTCCTCCTGCGACGAGTAATGTCTGACTATTCGAAGATTGTTTCACGTAAACGTTCCTGGACCCCTGTCGCTGTAGACAAGGGCCAGGTGAAGGAAGGAAGCGAAGACACCCTGAAGCGGTGTCTCGCCCTTCGTTGCTTAGAACTCCCCGTAAAGGAGATGCTTCAACAGGGTCTGGAAAGAGACCTGCCCGATGACCCTGGTGTCATCCCCGCCCTCATGTCCAACATGCAAGATGAAGACAAGCATGATCGGGCTTTGCAGTTTATTGTTGATGTCCACGGCACTGACGACAGAGCTGAACGGGAGGCCGAAAGAATCCGCCAGGCTTGGCTCCGCGATCCGTCGCATCCAATCCTCAAGACGGCGATACTTGAGCGCTCAGTGTTCTTCGTACTTCTCCCATTCTTCCGCTTCAACGGCGACATGGGTATCCGTACGGTTGCCAGTGACATCTCTCGTGACGAGCAAACCCACACGGCCATTCACGCAATGGTCGCCCACGACTTGGGTGAAGTAACCACACCCGCCCTGAACAAACTCCGCAAGGCCACAGTCCACTGGGCGATGGATCTTCTCGGATCTAGTTCTGATAAATACCTCGATAAAGACTCGCTTCTGAAAGCATCTGACCAGCTCTATTACCAGGGCAAGGCTGATGCCTTTGTGGACACCCGCAGAGCCAGAATGCCGGCCTTTTTTGAGGCCTCTAATGTAAACCTACCTCAATATGGCTGACTTCCAAGAGTTCGATGTGTTCGGTAAATCCACAACACTCGACGCATTGATTGAAGAGCTTGAGGCAATGTATCCACACTACCTACCCACACCGAAAGACGACCAGAACGTGATCATGTATCGCGCTGGTCAGAGAGCGGTGGTCGAGTACATCAAAGCAAAAGGAAACTAACTATGTGTGGATCCGCCCCCAGCGCTCCTTCCATTCCCGAGCCCGAGCCGTTGCCGGCGCCGAAGCCACTGCCGGCTCCTAAGCAGGCACCGCCACCGAGGCCCGTTGCCCCAGCTCCCCCGCCGCTCGCAACCAAGGCTCCCCCGCCACCAAAGCAAGCTGACCCCATTGCCCCTGCCCCTCCGCCGACTCTGGTCCAAGGCACTGAAGATGCCCCAGTAGTCAAGAAGCGGAAGAGCAAGCGTGCCGTCAATCAACAAAAGAGCAAAGGAACTTCAGCTCTGAAGATCCCCCTCTCCACTGGAGGAAGTGAATCCTCCTCCGGTCTAAACATTCCTACTTCTAACTAAGTCATGAATCCCTCTGCACAAGCACGGTACATGACCCTGACAGCAGACCGGGAACAGTTCCTGCAGGCCGGGCGTAATTCAGCAAAACTCACCCTCCCTTACCTTCTCACTGATGAAGGTTTGGCTAGTGGTGAGAAGCTGCATACGCCTTGGCAGTCTGTAGGGGCTAAGGGTGTCAACGTGCTCGCATCTAAGATGATGCTGAGCCTGTTCCCCGTAAACACAACGTTTTTCAAGCTGCAGATCAACGACGCTGAGCTGAGCAAGCTCCCCGAAGTCGATGACACTATCCGATCTGAGATCGACCTGTCCCTCTCCAAAATGGAGCGGGTGATCATGCAGCACATCAGCGAAACTTCTGACCGTGTGCAACTGCACGCCGCCATGAAGCATCTGGTGTGTTCTGGAAACGTTCTGGTTTACCAGGGAAAGAAAGCCCTTAAGTTGTTCCCGCTGGATCGCTATGTCATCGCCCGTGATGGTGATGGCAATGTTCAGGAGATTGTTACCAAAGAGATCGTTGATCGATCCCAGCTCCCCGCTGAGTTCCAGCAAGCCAACCCTGAGCGTGACGTCAACTCCCCTGGAGAAGACGGTCCTAAGTTCGGTGTAGCAAGTAGCTCAAACAAAGGCCAATCTGATGATGCTGTTGTCTTCACTCATGTCGAGCTGAAAGACGGAGCACATAAGTGGTACCAAGAGTGTGAAGGCAAGAAGATCAAAGGATCTGACTCCTCTGCACCTCTGAAGTCCACCCCCTGGATGCCCCTCCGCTTCAATGTCGTTGATGGCGAAAGCTATGGACGGGGCCGGGTAGAAGAATTTATTGGCGACCTGACTTCCCTTGAGACCTTGATGAAGGCTCTTGTCGAGGGATCAGCCGCTGCCGCCAAGGTTGTGTTCTTGGTGTCCCCCTCTAGTACTACCAAACCTCAATCCCTTGCGACAGCTTCTAGTGGCGCGATTATCCAAGGCCGTCCTGATGACGTTGGTGTGGTTCAAGTTGGCAAGTCTGCTGATTTCTCCACCGTCCAAACGATGATCGCTGATCTCACCAAGCGACTGTCTGATGCTTTCCTCGTCCTGTCTGTCCGTCAATCTGAGCGGACCACAGCCGAAGAGGTTCGCGCTACTCAGCAGGAACTGAATGAACAGCTTGGTGGTATCTACAGCAACCTGACAACTGAACTTCTGACGCCTTACCTGAGCCGCAAGATGTCTCAGATGAAGCGCTCCAAGGCTTTGCCTGACCTGCCTAAGGGTCTGGTGCTGCCCACTGTGGTCGCTGGTCTGAACGGCATTGGCCGTGGACAGGATCGTCAGTCTCTGATGGAGTTCGCTGGGACCATTGCCCAGCTGATGGGGCCTGAAGTTATGGCCCAATATCTGAACCCCGATGAGTTCATCAAGCGCCTTGCCGCTGCCTCAGGCATTGAAGTCCTGGGTCTGGTGAAGGGTGCTGATCAGATGAAGCAAGAGGCCGACCAAGCCAAGCAAGATGCTATGCAGGCACAGCTGGTGGGTCAGGCCGGACAACTGGCTAAGTCCCCTATGGGCGAAGCCATGACTCAACAAATGATGCAACAACAGCAACCTAATGACCAACAGCAACCCAGCGCCGAAGCGCCGCCGAGCCCGCAAGGCTGATGGCAAATACCAGGGTGATAACCCTGCAACCCCAGGCCTGAATGAGGCTTGGGAGCCTACTGGTATTGAAGAAGCCCTGCCTAAAAAGAACTCCTATGAAGTGAAGCCCAAGGTGGCTGGCACCTCTCAGGACACTGCAGGCAAGTACAGCAAGAAAGCCAAGGTGAAACCCACCTTTGGCAAAGTCCACACCACCTACAACTGATATGGCCAACCGCATCACATTTGATCCCTCTGAGGACATCACCCCTGAGCAGCAGGAAGCTGAAGCCCGTGCCCTGGAGCAGGGAGATCTGCTGATCAAGGCACAGGAAGAAGATAAAGCCCGTAGATATGAACAGGCAGATGCTGAGGGTGAGGATGTATCACTCATCGGCGGTAAGTTCAAGTCACAAGAGGACCTTCTGAAGGCCTACGAGGAGCTTCAATCGAAGCTTGGTAAGTCTGATCCTGAAGAGGAAGAAGAGCCCGTAGAAGAGCAGCCAGAGGCCACTGAGGAGACTCCTACAGAGGTCACTGAGACTGTCAACTATATGAATGAGTTGGGCCGCCAGTATGAGGAGAAGGGCGAGCTATCTGCTGAGGACGTAGAGAAGCTTGGATCGATGGATCCCAAGCAACTTGTCCAGGCTTATCTCGCCTACAACTCACAAGCCAAGAGTGCAGCCATGCAGCAAGGCCAAGTAGACGCCATCATGGAGTCTGTTGGTGGCGCTCAGGCATACGCTGACATGATTCAGTGGGCCAGCAGCAACCTTCCAGAAACTGAGGTCAATGACTTCAATGCGGTGACTGCAACTAACAACCCCATTGCTATCAAGTTCGCAGTGCAGTCTCTGGCTAGCAAGTATCGGGGAGAGGTTGGCTATGAAGCTGATCTCGTTACCAGTGGTAAGTCAGCTCCAGCGGTTAAAGCTTTCCGCTCTCATGCTGAGCTGAGCCGTGCCATTGCAGACCCCCGCTATCACACTGACGCTGCCTATCGCGCAGACGTTGAGGATCGGCTGGCTCGTTCAACCGACCTCCTCTGATCTCCGTACGTTCACCCTTCGGGGCGCATCAACCCAGAGCATGGAACGGGGCCTGGGCCTATGGAGATCACCATGACTGCTAATCAAGTAGCTCACGCTGTGCGCCTTCAAGAGGCCGCACGTCGTCATCAACTGCTCACCTATCGAGGTGTTCAGTATTTGGCTAAGGAACCTATTTGGATCCCCGCCAAAGTTGCCCCACCCAAGGCATAGTATTGGGCTTTTCCTTGTAAACTTCAAGAGACGGGTTACGGAACCGGGGACCGGAAAAGCCCCGGTGCCAGTGGAGCTGGAAGCTTCGTGGGAGGTTCAATTCCTCCCGTCCACTCTTGCCCTTTTGGCCCACCTGCGGGTGGACAACCATTGGGGTGCTAGCGCCCTGTCTGAG